GCATTATCTGAAATTTTTAAATCTTCACATAAATTTTCTGCGCCGTCTATAGCACCTTGTAAATCTTTTTGTAATATTTCCATTAAAAAACTTTCTTCGTATTCCTTATTGTCTTCCCAAAAGTCTTCGACGCATAAATGCCCGACGCCCACGGTCCTCTTACCTAGAGTATCAAGGTATACTTTGTTTCTGTACCCTTCGTGTTTACGTACTGATTCTAAAAGTTTATTATAAGTATCAAATTCCATTATCTTTTTTTCATAGTATCAAGTTTACTATTTATATTTTTAACTTCTGTTTCAATAACAGCAATACGAGTTTCAATTTTAATAAATGTCATTATTGCTGTCTCCATACGATCCATATCTTTTTCCATTGCTGATACGCGTTGACTCATCATACCCCATGATACAAACATTGCCGCGGCTACACCAATTAACCAAACTGTATCTTTTATACTAAACATTGTACTCCCATTCATCATTTTCTACAGGATCTTTAAACATTAAAGTGTCGGCCTCTGCAACATTAAAATTATCATTTTCTTTTAAACCTGCTAGTCCACCATCTGCATAATTAAAATAATATTGTCCATCAGTTCCAAATCCTCCTGAGCCTTCTACTATGCCTGACGCAGCGTAAAAATCACCCCATGAATCATATCCTCCTGGAGGCGGCTCATCAGGGTCGTCAGGGTCATCGTCATTATAATCTTGATAATCTTGTTGAGCAACCTGTGTTCCCATCAATCCGCTTTGTTCTATATTATCTAAATCATAAAATAATTTTGGGTCAAGTGGCTCTCCCGTATACATAGGATCAAGTTTTTGATTTCCAAATTTTTTACCTGTTAAAGATTCATATATACCTCCAGCCATTGTGCTAACTGGACTTATTGCAAATTTCATTGCTTGTCTTGGTAAAGCACCACTAGAAAAAGGACGAGCTTTTTCGTACGCAGGAACATCTTTTTGCATTAATTGTTGATTAAAATTAAAATATTGATCTCCCGTTAAACCTTGTCGTGCTAATTGAGGGTCTACTCTTTTAAAATAATCAACCGTTGAAGATCCTGGAGCTTGTGCTCTAATATCTTCTAATACATTTTGTCTGTATTGTTGTGCTGGGTCATCAGGAGCAATTTCAACTCCTGTTCCAAATGTAGGATCTGGTGCTCCCATACCTCCACCTTTAGTAGAAGAAACTCCTGAAAGATACCCTAATAATTCTTGACCTTGAGTTGTTTCAGCAAAATCATCTCCGTATTTAGCTGTTAAACGATCAAATTGTGTTCGAAGTTTGTGTTGTCCTTTTGGCGCTGTCTCATTAAACTTTTTATCACCTATGTAATCTTCTTCTATTTTTCCTAATCCAATTTTTGCGAGAACAGATTGTTTTTGTTTTTTTTCTTTTTTAGGTGTTTCTTTTTTAGGTGTTTGTTCTGCACGTTTTTTCTCCGCTTGACCTGCTTTAAATGACGCAGATTCTTTTTGTTTTTTTGTTGTTGCTCTCCCACCAGATCGTCCTGCAATATAATCTTCTCTGCCCATTATGGTTTTCTCCTTCCTGCTAAGTGCATAATACCTTGTCTATTAATAAACCCTCCGCCTTTAGCTTGTGCTATAGCGCCGTATAAATTACCTTCTGCAAGAGAGGCACGTTGTCCGGGATTCAGGTTTCCTCCCTTTGGTCGCATGTAGTTTGATGTCAAGCTGCTTGTCTTGATTTCATCCGACACGTTTGTTACAGGAGGTTTAGGTAATAAATTTGTTGGAAAAGTTTCACTTGGTTTAAATGTTTTTGCTGGGGGTTGTGTAATTCCTTCTGGCGTTATTTGGAATGGATTTGCTTCTTCCTCTGCTTTTTTAATTAAAGCTTCTCTATCTGCATCATTAAATGTAAATGTACTTCCCATTAAGAAATTCATTGTATCATCTATATCACTTGCATCAAATCCTTCTGGTAATTCGTCTTTAACTGTACCATCACCAAACACTAACCGTGCTAAACGAACATAGTTTGCACGTCTTGCTTTTTCTGTTAATCCTTCATTGGTAATATTCGTTAACATCTGTAATCGTTTTGGATCAGTTAATATATTAGATCCGTAACGTGCTACCATTGCCATAGCTACACCTACTAAAGGATTGCCAAAGTTTGTTGCAATGAAGGCACCTGTAATACCTGAAGCTCCTGCTAATACGGCACGACGAGCAACGAATTGTGCTGTCTCTGCTACACGAACACTACTTTCTATTTTTGATAATTCTGTTAAATCTTTTAAATTCTGTATAGCTTTAATGCTTGCTTTTTCATCATGCCCCATAGATATATAAAATTGTTTAAGCATTGCATCGCCTTGATCTGTTCCCAAACCAAGAGTTTTTGCAAACTTATCACCGTTAAATATTTGTACATCAACAGTTTTTGCTCCGCCTTCTCCTGCTGTAACTCTAACTCTTTCTTTCGGCATTTCAAAATTAAGGTACTCTCGCGTATACTTACCATTTTGATCTTTAATTACTCCTTGTGGGTTTGAATCCAAGAATGCTTTTTCTTTACTAACAGTTTTAGATGTTAAAGTTCCTGCTAAAGGATTTTTACTTTTATTAAAAGTATGTGAGTATGTTTCGCCTGCTGAGTCATACGCTGTTTGTATGTACTGTCTTGCTGCTTTTTTAAATGTATCAGGTTTTACTATTTTTGCTAAATCTGCGATAGCCATAGCACTTGGATTGCCTGTATTAATAAATGAATCAAAAATATTTTTTGCTAATTGATCAGGATACATCCATCCAGGTTTTTCTACTCCTGCACCAAATATATTTTCATCAACAAGAGACACATGTTTGGCCAGTGGTGTTTTAAATACGTCGACTCCTTGTGCACCTTGGTATTTTTTAGCCACTTTATTCATATCATTAAATTTACCAAACCAATGATTAGCAGATTCTAGTGACTCTACTGTTGATCCCATTAATTGTTTTGCTTCTTTGTTATTGGCAAAATTTGCAGGAAGTTTCCAATTTTTTGTATCGTTTAATCCTTCTTCTAATGCTCGTTTAAATGCCGCGGCATCGCCTACGATTTCGTCGCCTTCGCCTACGAGTTTGCTATATTCACGCCAATTTAAATTAAATTGTTTTTGTAATGATCTAAATTGATTAGCATTTACATGATCTGGTAGTCGTGATAAATTTAATAAGAAAGCATCAAATTTTTCAAGATTTTGTAATCCACCCATTGTATCAGGTTGTCCTTGTGCATATCCTTGTAATTGAACCATTCCTCTTTGTGATTTTTCTTTCCATGAGTTTGCCAAAGCTTTAATATTACCTGTTGGAATGTACCCTGATCCTGCTTGAAATTCATCTCCATACGATGTAACTCTTTTCCCTGCTCCTAATAAGTCATCAAGTTTATTAGCATTAGCATAAAAATTATCATATAATAATGCACTCATTTTTGAAAATTTCTGAAAATTTTTTCTTGTATCATTTGTAATTAACATACCAATATCCATCATATGTTGTACGGGCGCTAATTCATTTAGTGTGTTAACTACTTTTTGATCAAGCAACCAATTAATGTTTGCTTTTGCTTGTCTAAATGGTGTTCCAACAAAAGGAAATACACCAACAACTCTTGCATATGCTTTAACAGCTGCACTTGAACTTGCTTGTGCTATACCAAAAGGTATTTCTTGATCCATAGCAATTTGTGCAATACGTTTTGCTTGCTCGTTTCCAACACCTACTGTTAATGCTGTACCTTTACTTAGTCCTTTAAACAAAGGTCCAAGAGACGCGGCACCTCCTGTAAATAGAATAGCATTTCTCGCTAACGCTAAATTTTCTAATTTTGGATCTGTTTTTAAATTTGCTTCAGGTATGTCATTTAAATACCGTGTTATTTGATTAGCCATGTCATATAAATTGGCTCCAGCATAAGCACCAAATCCTGCTGAAGCTGCTGTTGCTCCTGACAAGTAAGGATCTTTACCTGGTGATTGTGCAAATTGTTTCATAAATCTTTTTTTATCCGCTGCGTATAAAGGTATATTTGATCCAATTTCTCCTGCCAGTGCCCATGTTGTTTTATTATTATCAGGTAATAAACGAAGTGCTGTATTTGTAGCTCCCATAAAACTGTCTATGCCATACTGACTAACACCATCGGCAAATTTGTTTATATCTCCACTTATCAAAGCATTAAGTAAATCTGGTGATTGTTTTATAAATGAAAATACATTTCTATCATCTTTACTCAAATATTCTTGAAAACGTTTATCGTATTCTTGTAAAGGATCTTCTTTTAAACGTTCATAAGATTCTAATTGTTCTTGTGCTTTTTTTGCTTCTTTCATGTTAGCATAATCCTGCTCTGTCATTGCAGCTTGTGGTATATCTTTTTCACCGTATTTTTCACGGATCATATTAATGTAATTACCTAATGCTTCTTTTTGTGCATTATATGTTTTTGTATCTAGTTCTTCTATATTAAGAAAATTTCCTGCATCAGGAACTTTAAGTTGTATGTCCCCTAATTCTTTTGCTGCTTCTTCGCCAATATAGTCTGCTATATTCGTTCCAGGATAAGTTTGTTTCCAACTCCATATTTCAAATTGATCTGTTTTTTCTGCCATTAGTTGTTGTCCTTGTTACCTACTGGTTGAAATACAGGTTTTATTCCATATTTCCATACCGCTTTTGGTACAGCTAAAGCAAGTGATTTAGCTTCTCCTGCTTTTTGTCGTATTTCAGGTGGTGTAATATACTCTATTTTTTTAAATATTGATGTACCTTTTTTATTTTCAGCTTCTATTCTTTTTGTTCTATCTGATGGTGTAAACCATTCATCCATTGGATCATACGTGTATCCTCCGTTGTTTTCTGGTATTTGTGGAATTCCATCTGGAGGATAAGAAAGATTTTTCTTTTCATATTTTGTAAGATCAATATTAGATTCTCCAAAACTAACATTACCTGTGGGTAATCCGTTATCATCAAATTCTACATTACCCGCTAAATCAAATTCATATTGTTTTATTGCTGCTTGTCTCACTGCTTCTTTTGTGCTGTCAAATAAATTTGGATCTTGATTTTCTAAATCTTCTTGTTTTATATCCATTGTTATCTTTCCATCTAAATCGTACAAAAGAGCCATTAAAGTTGTAAATTGCAAAGATTGCCACACAAAAGGTGCTAAAGCTATTCCTGGTACTGGCATTATGGTGCCTCATTAGGTAAAACTAAATCATACCCACCTTTGTCATTTTTAATTAATGTAGGTGCAGATTTTGGATCAAAATTAGAAGACACGCCTGCATACCCAGGAGGAAACTCACCCCCTCCGCCACTAAATAAAAGTTTCATATCATCATTAGCTCCTGCTAATTCACTACGAATAGTATTTAACTTAACAAGAACAGATCTTGCATCAATAACACCTGTAATTTGTAAATCAGCATACGCACGTTGAATATCGTCTAAGTTTAATCGACCTGATGATTTACGAGCTCTTGCTAATACATATGCAACACCGTTAATACGTGTTCTGTTTTCTGCTAAAGCAGGATCAAAATCCCCACCCCAGAATGCTGCAGAACGTTCATCGCTTGGATCAAATAAAGCACGAATAGCATCTGCATCTTGTGGATCTAAATGATTAAATTTAGAGTCTGAAATTGCTGAATCTAAAATAGATTGTCTATCATCAGAACTAAATACATCAGAAATAATACCTTTACCACGTTGGATAAAGTCTTTAATTTGACCAACAGCACCTGCACGTTCTGGATCTGCAATAATGTTTGAAATAACTTTATCTAAACTTCGTATTTGTCTATCGTATAATAAAATAGCTCCTAATTGTTCTTGTAGTTTTACTGGCGGTAATATGTCAGCCATAGTTGTTGCTACATCTTGCAGGGATATAATATTTGCATCTGTGTTAGGTATGTGTGAAATTACACCATTTGTATCAAGAATAGCTGCCCCCTCTTCTGTCAAGTTAGGAATCATAAATGTTCCATCTTTTAATTCTTGAACATTACCTGTTATTTCTTTTTTTGTTATAGGGTGTATATATCTTGCCACCACTGTTTTTTTAACAGGGTTTTTTGCTGTGTCACTAGCAGGTTTATATCTATTAGGAAATTCATCTTGTGCTTGTTTAAATAATTCACTACTAGAAAATAATACATTTGTAGCTTTTGTTTTATCGTACACTTCAAATGGTTTACTAAAATCTATATCTTTACTATATCGTCTTAATTCTTCTGGTTGCTTCATATCTTCTTTGAAAGCTCTTAACGTAATAGTTTTATTACTTCCCGATACTACATCATACATATCAAGAGTTTTTGTATCTAATTCAAAATTATTAGCACGGTCTTGTTTTGCAATGTCTTGTAAGAATCCTATGTTAGCAAATGTTGCATCTGTAATTAATTTTAACCTATTTCCCTCATCAGTTTGTTTTTGTGTTAACACATATTTTTTCTGTGCTGTTTTTAAAGCACGTTCTTGTTTAATCAAAGCTGCTTCATCTTGTCGTGTTGCTGCTCGAAGAGGCACATAAGCACCAAGAGCTTGTTGCCCTGCTTGTGCTAATATTTCCATAGGTTTCCCTCGTCCACCAAGTAATCCTAAACCAAGAGACAGTAATCCTGCAACTTTATCTTCTTCTTTTTGTTTATTAATAAAAGCTCTATCTTGCGACACATCAGTAGGATAAAGATCTTTTGCATCTTCTAAATATTGAGCATCTGTTTTTTTAGGATATAAAGCATCTGCTAAATTAACAGCAGGAACAACGGCTTTTGATGCAACATCGTCATCAAATCCTTCCACAATACCTGACATTAATTTATCTGTTTCTGATTTTTGTGCTACCTCAACATCTTTTTGATTTACTTCTGATTTAAGATTGCCTACTTGATTTTCAATATCAGCAAGTTGTGTTTGCAATTCTTGATCCGATAACTCTTGATCGTAAGTATGCAAATGACCCACGGGTGCGTGAGGAGGTACTGTTCCTCCTGTATGCATTCTAAATAATTTTCTGTTAAGAACGGCCATTAAAACCCTGGTAAGTTACTTGGAAGATTGATCCCTTTCATTGCCGCTAGACCAAGTATACCTAAACCGGCTGTCTGCATCAACGGACTTGTTGATGGTTGCTGGGTAACAGTCATTTGTGAGGCAGGTGTTCCTGTTAACATACCAGAAGCAAATTGTAATCGCTCGAATGGTTCCTGTTGTTGTAATAATCGTGTTTGTCGTGCTGCATCAGTGACATTTTGTGCTTGCGATTGTCGAAGTGCTCCAAGTTGTAATTGAGATCCGATGTCCGCGCTTTGTAATCCTTGTTGCATCTGACCAAGCTGTGCGTACTGTCCACCAATTCCTTGATAGAGTGGTGCTGCTTGCATAGTTCGTGCTTGTTGATTTTCAAATGCTTGTGATGCTGTTTGTTGTGCTTGTTGAAAGTTTCGTGATCGATCTTCAAATATACGTCGTGATTTAATATCTTGTAAGTTTCTTGCAAGCTCTGCTCGTTGTATACCTTCTCTTGCTCCACCAAACGCTCCTGCACTAACCGCTTGTGCACTTGCTGCTTGTTGGGCAAGTTGTCCTTGTCTATCAATATCAGCTAAAGCTCCTTGTGTTACTTGTTGTTGATATGGATCCATGTATTGCCCAATACCTTCTGCTGTTGGTGCAAACATTCTTTGTGATGCACCAAGTGCACCTAAGCCCATTCCTGTTACATCACCTGCTGCCTGTAAATATGGTTCGTATCCTCCAAGACCTTGTTGGCCCATTTGAACAGCACGAAGCTGTTCTGTTGTTAGTCCTGCTGTTTGAAATGCTGGAACGGGACGAGATACACCCGCACGCCCAAGCTTTCGCAGTTTAAAATCTTCATTTGATTCACCAGATTGTTGGACAGCATTTGGATCACCAAATACAGATCCAAGTAACATTTCCCCACGTTGTTCAATGTACGGGGCTAGTCTATTATATTGAACTACTTCATCAACCATTATGCCGTTCCTTCTAATCTATTCATTAATTGATACATTTTTTTAGCTCCTTGACGTCGGCTTCCACCACCAGCGTTCCTCACAGCTTCTGCCGTCATTACAAATTCTCCATCACTTAACATCGCAGGTACACGGTCATCTTTTGGACCACCTGGTCCTGCAATTGCTCCTGTTCTTCTTGGGAATGATCCTTCTGCTAAGTATGCAATACCGCCGTCTGCCATTCCTAAATCTCCTTGTTCTTCCATACCCATCTCGGATCGTGGTCCTAAATAATCTTGTTCTCTATTTAACATTTCTTGTGCTCTTGCAATATCATCTTCATTTATTCTTCCAGATGGTTTTAACAATCTTGCTAATTCCATAGCATTCATATTTGTTAACATTTCTTGTGCTCTTGCAATATCATCTTCATTTATTCTTCCAGATGGTTTTAATGCTTTTGCAATTGAAAATGCTAAAGCTCCTGTTGCAGCTCCGATTCCACCTAATTCTTCGCGTCTGTCTAAAAATTGTTGCGTTCCAGCTAATTCTCCTGTTGCAGTTCCGCCTAATTCATTGCGTCTGTCTAAAAATTCTTGTCTTCTTTCTTCTGTAAGTGGTTCATCAAAGCTGTATGTTTTACCATCAAAATCATATTGAAAGCCTTCTTGTTCATCATCAGGGGGTGCTGAGTATCCTGGTCTTGTATCAAAATCTTCTTGTGTTGCGTAACGACCACGATTTTGTAAATATTCTATCATTGGAATAGTAACCATTCTTTCTTGAACTACATCATACACAGTAATCATTGGTTGTCTTAAAGAGGCTACTTCTGTTATGCCACCTGTATCTTCTTGTGGCATTGGCATATTACTTAATTCATTAGCGGCCATATCGTCACCCATAAACAAATCAAGATCTTGTATACTTTCATCTCCAGGTTGATTAACCATTTCACTTGCATCAAAATCAGTATCTCCTTCTGGATAGATTACACCAAACGGTCCTGTTCCTTCTTGGAAATGTTGAATAATACCACCTTCTGCTGAGTAAGTTATGGGTTGTCCTGTGACAGGATCAATAGCCATTGTAGTGCCAAATTCTCCTCCCCAAGGATATTTATTAGTAATATCTTCCATTGTCATTCCTGTATTATCTTCTTCTTCTGCTTTTAAAGCTTGGTAAATAGGAACACCTAAAGATGCTATTGTTGCAATTTGTCCACCACTTAAACTTGTTATAGCGGTTTTTGGATCAATCTTTCCAATGTCAATCATTTCTTGCCTTAAAGTTCCTTCTGGAACACCAAGCGCTTGAGCTTGTCCCTTTGTTAGTATTTCATTTGATGTTGTTTCACCAAATCCTAAATTAGATTGAACTTGATCAAAAGCAGCTCCTATGCCACCTTGGTCACCAAATAATTTTGGAAGTGCGTATTGACCTGGATCACCACCAAACATTTCTGCTTGGCCAAATGCTTTTCCTGCGCCGTAGCCACTAAGACCACCCATTACTGCTTCGCCTGCTCCTTGTCCTGCAAGAAGAGGAGCGCCTGCTCCAATAAGAGCTGCGTACCCTGGTCCGAGACCCGCGACGCCTGCTATCATGCCCGCGTACGGTGCAACTTTTTTTAAAGCTTTTTTAGCTTGTTTAAATATTTTCTTTAAAAAAAATTCTGGCTGTCCAGTGATAGGGTTAATAGAATTAAATTCATTACCAACAATATAGCGTTCAGGTTGAATACCCATTTCACGCATTTGATTAAATAACATTTCTTTAAGTCCTGGATTTTCATCAAAGACTTGCATAGGAACAACAGTTTCTCCTTCAGCTGCGTGTACAATGTATGCATCTTCATAGCGACCTAAATCAGCTAATCGTGAAACTTCGTTATGAAAATTGGCTAGTCCGCCAGATGGTAATATTTCCTGCATGGTCTCCATGTTATTTTAATGTTTCTCCAAGTATACCAGGTAATGCTTTTATATTTATACTAACATCACGTTGTATGTCTTGATCTTTTGTTGAGGTAGCAGGGTTATTGATGTCAGCCTTTGCTTCTTTTTCATCAGCATAGACTTTCCCTGTTGTAGCGTGCTTTATAGTTGTTGTTGTAGGGACCTCTATAACTGGCAAAGGTGCCTTTCCAACTTTCACGGTAATATTGTCATTTATAGCCATTTTTTCTCCTTCTTTCAATAAGTTTATGATATTTCTAGTACACTTAATAAAACATGCAAATCACCACCATTTTGGGCTTGCACCTTTAATATTTCCGATTCTTTTAATACAACAGGGGACGTGGAAAACGAATAACTATTAAATAATTCTTCCGATGTTCCTTTTTGTACATTTCTGTTTGTCTCTAATGTATAGCTAACACTGCCTGTATCTACAATGTGACAAGAAATTTTACAATCATTCTCCTCATCAGTGTTAGTTATACGTAATGATTTAATAATTGCTGTTGTTTCTGACCCTACTGTATAGAGCGTTGTCAGTGCATTTGTTGTTAACACTGCTTTATAATTTGTATAAACATTTGCCATTTATGTTAAGAACCACGAAACTGCTTCATCATCACTACGAAGTGTTTCTGGCGTATAAGTGTTATTTAATAAAAAAATCATCTGCTCTAATGATTGTATTAATTGTGACATTTGTTGTCTGTCGTATTGTTCTGGTGCATCAGGTAAACGTGGTATATTAATTTGTGCCATTAGCTTCCTCTCATTCCGTCAGGTTGTATTTCTAAACGCAATGTTCCGTATCTCCATTTATCATCAGTAGCATCACTTGCAACACGAAGAGATAATTGTCTTCCTCTAATTCGTGTGTCTTGTTTTGTAGTTGTTGTTGCCACAGCAAAAGAACCATGACTTGTTTGTGTTCCTGTAGGATAGGGACGTGTTTTTAGTGTTATGTCAACATTACCTACTTGTGATTTAAAATCAGGAATAAAACGTCTAACAGACATAAATTGATCGCCGTCGGCTATATCAATATCGCCTGATTCAATATGTGCTTCCATAGCACTTCCGTCATCATTAACTCCTGTTTCGTGTGCATAGATAAATGTTCTTCCTGCTGTTACACCTTCTACTGTTGTGACAGGTGTTGTTGTATCTGTTGAATTAAATTCTGCGGCATAAGGATTATCATACACACCTCTATCTACCCACGCTGTACGAGCTAGTGTCCCTACATACCATAACTGTTCTGCATAATTAAAAGTAACTTGTCTATCTATTTGTGTTGAATCTGCTGACGCATAAAACCATGTTATTTCATTAAACTCTGTATTAGCTGCAACAAAAACATCACGTTGTGCACTTACTTGAATATCAGTAAAAACATAATCTTGCACAGTACATGGTATTTTACGAACAGCACCATCGAATAAGAAAAAAGAATTAGTTCCCATCCAATAAGCAACACCTTCTACATCAATTGCAGCATGAATACCTACGGCTCCACAGTTAGAACCTATTTGTTTAAATCCAAAAGTAAACGGAGGACCAATAAATTGCATTGAGTATAGTGCTAAATCTGTCCATATTAAAACAGCTCCTCTTGATCTTACGGCTGTTTGTATAAAGTTTCCATCTGTTAATCTTGTTGAGCCTGCTGTATTTGTTGCTGTAGGCGTCCATGTATTTTCACCTTCTTGATCAGACCAACGAACAAACATATTGTCTTGTGTTGATGTTGTTCCTATTGTTGTTTCTGTTCCAAGACAAATAACATGTCTATCTTCACCAGAGACTAACATAAATCGTGATTTTGTTGGTGCAGTAGACACACTTGTTGTGGATGCAATATTACTAGAGAGTCCACTTGATGTATCCCAATAATACAAACCACCATTAAATTGTAAAGCTAGTGCATCCTCGCCCCATGTATCAAGAGCCCATTTTCCTGAATCTAGTAGCACGCCTTCTGCACCTGTTAATGATTCACGACTTGTGTCCCATGTTGATGCTCCCCAAGTGCTTGATCCCCATCCATAACCAAATATAGATGTAGCAGAAGATGTGTTAATTTCATATGTAGCTGTAGCTGTAGCCCCTGACGCACCTGATGTTGCGTTAGCAGGTGCAGTAATTGTATATGTGTTTGCACTTGGTACAGATAATATCTCAAATTCATTTTGTAAATTAGCTTGTGATAATCCACCAATAGCTCCACTAACACTTGATATAGTTACCATGTCTCCAATAACTGCTCCGTGGTCTGCGTCTGTTACTATAACAGATGCTGAAGCATTAGTTGTTTCAAATTGTGTTATACTTCCTGTTGCGCGCGTAGGCGTAATGTCAGCATAACTTTCTTCTGAGTAAGCGTAAAGTTTTTTGTTTGTGCCATAGATAGCATACTTAACGCCGTTTAAATCTGACCATGCTAAAATAGCACGTGTTGCACCAATTAAAGCATCACTTGTTACTTTTGCCCAACCACCTATTTTTTCTGGTAATCCATAACGAAAACGTACGTTATCACAATCTACCCATTTTCCTTCAGCACCATATTCTGTATTTTGTTTATCTATTCCTGGTGCAATTTGCAAATTTGTCAGTGGCATAAATGCTCCTAATTAGTTGCGTAATATGGTATCCAAAAATCAGTGCCATTTACATTGACACGAATATGTCCTGTTAATGATCCTACACTTGTATCGGTTGTTAAACTCGCTGTTTGATCACTTGCAGTTGTACCATCAAATTTAATAAACTCTTGGTCTGTATCATCTTGATCTAATGATAAACATGCAATAGCACCAGAAGAATTTGCTTGGTTTATTTCTACACTAGCATCTGCTGGTGCATTTGTTCCAAAACCAATTTTATCTGCTGAGCCATCTATAAAGAAAGCGTTTGCCAATGTATTTGTTTCACATCTAAAATCTAAGGATGCTCCTGTTTGGTTCCATGTAAAAGCTCCACCGTCTAGATCAACAGCTCCTGAAGCTTTAAAACCTCCAACAACATCAAGTTTTGTACTTGGTGTTCCTGTTCCAATACCTATGCGATCTTCGCCTCCATCGGAGAAAAAATTAACAGCATCACCATTAGATTCAATTGTAAAATTAAGATCGGCTGAAGAATCATTAAATATAAAAGCAC